TGTGCTGGTTAGGCGCATTTGTTCTGAGCCGTTATAGTTAAATACCAATGGGTGTGCAGTCAGCGTTCCAATTTGCGCAGTATTCAAATCGTTCTGAAGTCGAAAAATGGAGCTTCTGTCGGAAACTGACAAATCAATCAAACCACCATAAGTAGTGTTTGGCCCTGTGATTGTTTGAACTCGATAAGAACTGTAAGCTGTTGGAGCAGCACCAAGTCCGAAATTTGAACCGTCATAAACTAGCGCAGAACCAGTAGCAAGCGCACTTGTAGAAGATGCGTAAACAACTCCGTTAGCAGTAAAGGATGTGAGTCCTGTACCGCCGTATCCTGTTCCCAGCGCATTTGTCAGATTGAGTGTGGCAATGCTAGTCGTGCCTGTCAGCGTAGGACTTGCAGATAGCACGTTGTTACCCGTACCTGTGTTTGTCACGCTTGTGATGTTCTTGCTTGCGTCCAGTGCCAGCGCAGTAGACGCAGTCAAGCCTGACAGTGTGGTTGTGCCAGTAATGTTAGCGTTAGACAGCGTTACAGAAGTAATTGTCACGTTACCACTGGAGATGGTCACGTTTGCCAGCGTCATGTTGTTGAGCGTGGTGACGGTGTTTCCTAGCTGGATAGCCGTGTTGCCTAGCGTAATTGCAGTAGCAAAGTTGCTATCCAGTTGGGATAGGGGAATACTGCTTGTTGCAGAACCAAAGGTATACGGTACAGCCATCTTAGAACCTCACTCTTAATTCGTGTTCCATCTCGAACGTGTTGTAAACAAAAGCAGCATTGTTAGAAGTTAGGGTGTAACCCAAATATTTTCCGTACTGCTGTGCATCTGACTTGTAAAGGAAATATCCCTGCGAATACAACCACGCAATTACCTGCGAGCTGTTGTTAATCCACGAGATTGTTGCCCCTGCATTATTTATCCAGAGGGTTTCATTGGTCAATGTATATGCTGGGCTAGACCCCTGCTCACTGTCCACAGTCGCCGTAATGGTCGCCGTGTTTGTCAGCGTAGCTTCAATACCCAATTTCAGGGCTTGCTTGGTGCGGATAGGGTCACCTAGCGGCAACAGAGCCGTTTTAATCATGCTGCTGATGTTTGCCGTTGAGCTGGCGTACAGTTTGTACAGCGCCTTATCGTCAACACCATACAGCGATATTAGACCGCCTACTGGCACAGATGTGATGTAGTCCAGACTTCCCTGACTCGTGACAAACCACTTCTTCTCAAAGAACACGCACTGAATTTGTCTGGCTGTTCCGCTTTGAGCAGGGTCGTTGTAAGTGAAGTTGAAGGCAGCGCACAGAATGTTGTTCAGCAACACCTGACCGCCCGTGATGGGGAGGCTGAAATCTATGTACGGAAAGATGCCATCCAGCGGGTCAGAAATCTTACTGGTGGTAGAACCCACAAGGGCATACATACCGTAGTCGTTCATGAACAGCACAGAACGGAAGTAAGGGAAAACCCCATATATACGTTTTGTACCCACAGATGCGCTGACGTTGGTGTTTGTAAACAGGGTTGCACCCGTGTTTGACACCCGCAAATCTGAGAATACGTTGATGCTGTCATCTCCAAAGATGTACAGAAAGTTGTTGGCAGACAGCAAACCTTGGATGTTGCCGTGCAATGTGGAATCAGTGAGGGTAAAAGACCCCGCAGAAACGCTCGTAAAGTCGCTGTAAGACCCTGCTGCGCTGTAGTAGACAGTACGCCCTGCCGCAACCCAAGCACGGCCTGAAAACGTGGCTACGTCAACAATCGTGTCGCTGTTGAGAATGACTGTGCCAGTAGCTCCAGTTCCAGAACCACTAGAAAAGCTCACAGTAGGCGCTGCTGTATAGCCGGAGCCTACGTTTGTCATGATAACGGCAACTACCGCCCCGCCACTGACAATAGCAGTCCCTGCTGCGCCAGAACCACCAGAACCACCAGCAAATGTCACTGAGAATGAGCCACTAGCGCCGTATCCTGTACCGCCATTCGTGACAAGAACAGCAAGTGTTCCTGTTTTGAAGGTGTTGTAAGAGGCAATTGCAGTCGCAGTCGTTCCGCTTGGTGGGGCAGAAATGGTGATTGTTGGCTGAGATGTGTACCCTGTACCCGCATTTGTCAGCGTAATTGTGTTCACTTGCCCCGTATTTAGCACCGCAGTGGCAGCTGCTGCGCCAGAAGAAAACGTCACGCTGGGTGCAGTCGTGTATCCAGAGCCGGGGGTTGTAACAGTCACGGCAACCACCGCACCACCGGAGATTGTGGCTACTGCTTCTGCCTGTGTCCCGCCAGTAACGTTAGGTGCGCCGATAACAATACCCGGAACAGCTGTATAGCCAGAGCCACCAGCACTGACGTTGATACTTGCAATGCCACCAGCACCTGTCGTGATGGTAGACACTGCCGTAGCCTGTACGCCACCTGTCTCATTAGGGGCGCTGATGGTTACGCTGGGGGCAGACAAGTACCCGCTGCCGGGGTTTGTAATGCCGATAACGCCTACAGAGCCGATAGAGACAACATTGTTGCCATCCCACGATGACAAGCCCTTATTCGGGTCACCAATGATGATACGTTCGTTCTTGTACTGCGCTGTTGTGACGCCAGCGTTGGAAAACGTGCCAGTCACGGCAACATTTGCCTTTGTAGCGGTATCAATACGGAAGTATTCAGCTCTGCCGTTGTCTTCAAACGCCAGAATGTAGTCGCTCAGCCCGATGTTAGTGGACGTAAACGTGGTGACAGTATTGGCAAACGAGACGGCTGTGTTGCCAGAATCTTTGACTGTGGACTGAGCTTGGACAATTTTGATGTTGCCAAAGCCAATCGGCATGGCGTTTTCAATCCATGCGAACTCTTCTTCCTTAATTGCTGTCCTGTTTGCTTTGGTGTTGAGGCCAGCAAAGTTCTTAATGACAGCATAGGACTTTTTTTGCTCTGCTGCTGCCATAGTTAGAAGGATGAGTAGGGGTCAGGAATCCGGCGTGTATAGGTCGAGTTGAGAACTGCCTGTACATGCTTGGCGTATTCTTGTTTGTAGATTTCAGCTTCACCATAGCTCTGCTCTTTGTACTTGGCTTTGTAAGCTGCGTAAAAAGCAACGGGCGTGGTGTAGGGGTCAACAATGCTGTCTACCTGAGTTGGGTTGTTCAAACTCAGCGCAGTAGGCAAAATCACCGTATCTACTTCAATAGCGTAAGACTGGTCAGGCACTGGAGCGATGTACAACTGTCCCTGTCCGTATGTTGAGAAACAAATGGGTCTGCCTACGTAGTTTTGCCAATAACGCAACTGGGCGTTGAAGTTTGTCCACGGCAAATAACGCAGAGGAATACGGCTGTTACCCCAGTAAAGAGTAACGTTCAACACATCCAGTGTCTGTAAGGCGTTAGGCAAAGCAGCAAGGCTAATAATCTCGCAGTTGCTGGAGTATTGCAGTGTGGCTGTGCCGTTGGTAAATGTGCCTGACGGGGGGAAAGTTGCGCTTGCTGTGGGGTAGGGCGCTGCGTCAGTGGCTAAAACTCCACCAGTGATGACTTGGTAGATGAAAATGTTTGAGAAGATAAACTGTCCAGCAGTGACAGCGAGGCCGTTAGACCAAGGAATTGCAACTACTCCGGTATTGGAGAGTGGTGTGCTGGTAATCTGTAAGGTGCGTAAACAGCCAGTATCTCTTACTACTCGTTCACGGGCTTCGTTAATGTAGTCCGTTAATTCCGAGGTAGACCAGAAGACAGCGTTTGCGTCATGCAAGAGTCGCTGCACTTCCGTAAGGTAGGAAGAGAGAGTTGCCATTTAGCATCCATATTAAGCTGCCCTCTTAGTGACATTTCGCTCAACACGTTTTTCAACGTGAAGAGCTACTACGCCAACCGCCGAGGGTAACGAGCGATTCTGTTCGGGAGGTTGCTCAGAGATTTTAAACTCTGCCAACTTCTCTAAACCTTTGTCAATTTCTGCAAAAGACCGCACCCAACCCAAACGGGAAAGGTACGGCTCTTTGTTGGGGTTCATGTAACCAAAAATATGTCTTGCCGCATCCAGTGGTATTTCTACCGTCTGGTCTTTGGGAAAGTCATAAAACACGCCACCAAACCCGTCTTTGAGTTTGGTGTCGCCCGTATTAGTCACATAAACTACTGCGCTCATAGCGTTACAACGTCACCGTAAACCGTAATTTCAACAGAGTTGTTGGCTGCTGCTGCTGTTCCAACATACACATACATAGGCGTACTGTAAACCGTAGACGCTGCCGCTGTAGACAGAGGCAAGTCTTGGAATTTAGTAGAGCCAGTAACGGTAGTCAGAGCCGCAGCGTTGGTCACCGCATTGCTTGTATTCCCATCATTGCTGGTGAGAATAGTCACGTTTGCGAGAGCAACACTGCCGCTTGCACCTGCAACGGTCACACGGCGA